CCTGAGATCAGAAAGCCGAACCCAAATAGAAAGAAAAGATTCTTGATCGGTGACTCAATCGAAGGGTGGGCAGACGCCGTTAAGGTCTTAGTCAAGTCTTACTTCACAGGAACTTCAACTGTCGATTTCGATTATTCAGACATCAGACCTAAAGGTGCAGCCTTAATCACTGCAGGTGGTAAAGCACCGGGACCGGCTCCTTTGAAAGAATGCTTGACTAAGTTAGAGGGTATGTTGTCGGCAAAAGCTGATGGAAGCAAGCTCACAACTATCGAAGTTCATGATATGGTTTGTCATATTGCTGATGCAGTATTAGCCGGCGGTATCAGAAGAGCGGCTTTGATTTCCTTATTTTCAGCAGACGATGATGAGATGATCTCTGCAAAGACTGGAGCATGGTATGAGAATAATCCTCAGCGTGGTAGAGCTAACAACTCAGCAGTTCTTTTGAGATCAACTACTGAAAAAGATGAATTCTTGGATTTATGGAAAAGAATTGAAGCATCAGGAGCAGGTGAACCAGGAATCTACTTTACCAATAATCTAGAGTGGGGAACTAATCCATGCTGTGAGATTGCTTTACGTCCTTTCCAGTTCTGTAACTTATGTGAGGTAAATGTTTCCGATATTGAGTCTCAGGAAGATTATAATGCAAGAGTTAAAGCAGCTGCGTTCATTGGAACTTTACAGGCTTCGTATACCAACTTTCACTACTTGAGATCAGTATGGCAGCGTACTACTGAAAAGGATGCTTTGATTGGAGTATCAATGACCGGTATCGGCTCAGGAGCAGTCTTAAACTATGATATGTCAGAAGCAGCCGAGATTGTTAAAGAAGAGAATGCAAGGGTTGCTGCACTTCTAAACATCAACAGCAGTGCAAGATGCACAACAGTAAAGCCTGCAGGGACAACCTCTCTAACACTTGGTACCTCATCAGGAATACATGCATGGCATAATGACTACTACCTAAGAAGAGTAAGAGTAGGAAAGAATGAAGCAGTTTATTCTTATCTTGCAATCTACCATCCGGAGTTAATCGAAGATGAATTCTTCCGTCCTCACGATACTGCAGTTATTACTGTACCTCAGAAAGCTCCCGAAGGTGCAATCATGAGAACAGAATCACCAATTGATCTTTTGGAAAGAGTGAAGAAAGTGACTAAGGAGTGGATTAAGCCCGGTCATAGAAAAGGAAACAATTCTCATAACGTTTCTGCTACAGTTTCTATCAAAGATGAAGAATGGGTAGAAGTAGGAGAGTGGATGTGGGAGAATAGAAAATTCTATAACGGACTTTCAGTTCTAAACTATTCCGGTCATACTTACAAGCAGGCTCCTTTTGAGGACTGTGACGAAGAGACTTACAACAGCTTGATGAGTACTTTATCTGAGATCGATCTATCAAAAGTCGTTGAGATGGAAGATATGACTGATCTAGCAGGTGAGGTGGCTTGTGCAGGTGGTGCTTGTGAAGTTAAGTAATTTAGAATTAATACTTTAGTAATACGGGAGCCTGGATTTTTATCCGGGCTTTCTTAATTTATAATCAAATGAAGACACTAGTTATATCCGATGTTCATATCGGTTCTAAGGGTTGCCAAACACAAGCTATCTTAAATTTATTAAAGGAAAAGTACGACCGGTATATTCTGGTAGGAGACATAATAGATGGATGGCTTTTTAAAAAATATAAAAAATTCTCATACGAGCATACTAAAGTCATTCGTCGGCTTTTAAAATTATCTAAAGACAAGGAGGTGATCTGGATTGCCGGTAATCATGATGAATTCTTGAGAAAGTATTTAGGAACCGAGGTAGGGAATATAAAAATTGTTGATGAGTGGGTTGAGAATGGAGTCTGGTTCTGCCACGGGGATAGATACGACGGAGTAGTTAAACTCAGATGGCTTGGAGTTTTAGGTTCTATAGGATACGATCTAGCAATTGTATTAGACAGACTTTTAAAAAGAACAGGCTATAATTTCTCTCTTTCCAAGTATCTAAAAAATAATGTCAAGGCTGCTGTCTCATTTATGGTTGATTTTGAGAATGAGATGGTAAGGCAGGCTAAAAAAAGAGAATGCCATACTGTGGTGTGCGGTCATATACACAACCCAGAAGATAAAATGATTGACGATGTCCGTTATATAAACACCGGAGATTGGATTGAGAACTGCTCATACTTAGAATATTACAACCTACACGGCACCTTTAAATTATGCAAAAACTACTCACCATCGTAATTCCTTGTAAGAATGAGGAAGCCTACATCCAAGACACTCTCTTCAATTTAAAGCAGCAGGGAATAGGTCAAACCAAAATTTATCTTGCTGACGCTAATTCAACCGATAACACTCAAAAGGTTGCCCGGGAGTATGCCAAAGAATTAAATTTAAACCTTACCATCATTCCAGGCGGGTTACCGGCCGTGGGTAGAAACAACGGAGCTAAATTAGCAAAAACACCATATGTACTATTTCTGGACGCAGATATTACCTTTACTTGTCTTACGGCAATTGAACAGGCGCTGGATACCATTCATGATCGAGACCTTAGCATGGTTTCTTCTAACCCGGTTTACCGTGGCCCAGTCGATGGGCTGGCCTGGTTACTGTTAAAAATTAATAAGCTAGCAACTTTATTCCTGGCAAAGACTCACCCGTTTGCAATCGGAGGATTTACTTTAGTGGATAGAGGCATCTTCCTAGCCTTAGGAGGGTATGATGAGAAAGCAACCCAGGCAGAGGATTGGCTATTATCAAAACAGATCCCGGTTAAGAAATTCCAGATCATCTCAGATCTATTCACCCAGGACAATCGCCGGTTCAAGCGTTACGGTTATTTCAATATGATTAAGTTAATACTAAAGAACTGGTGGAATAGAAATAATGTAGACTATTTCTATAAAGATGCCGGGTACTTTAACTAAAGAAGATTATTACATTGAGGATGGTAAGTATGTTCTAACCTCCCACTTTCATTTAAAGAGAGGATCATGCTGTGGGAATAAATGCCGGCATTGTCCCTATATACCCAAATATGGGAAAGGAAATACGGAAGTATCACCATCTTCCGACTATTTATCATTAAATCAGTCCACGCATGTTAAACAGTAACGAACACAGTTGGGGCATTGGTAGTTGTCATATCGCTCCTAATCATGCTGTCTTGTGCAATGGACGAGAAGAAGAAATAGTATTATGAAAAAAATAATTGACTGGATCGCCGGGTTACTAAAAGATGAAAAAGGAACCCCATCCTCTAAAAGATTCGTAGGCATTCTTGCCGGTATTTCACTTTGTGTGACTTTGTTTTCAAACCAATTTACTGAAGAGCATATTGCTCCAGCAGAGTCTCTAGTTAACGCAGTTGCAGCTTTAGCCTTCGGCGCTCTAGGACTTGCATCAGTAGACAAGATCTGGGGTAAGAAAGAAGAAAAATAATGGCTTACCCGTTACCACCTATTACTAAGGTAGACTTCCCGTCTAACCAGTATTACTCACAAGTCTTCTCAAAGAAGCAGATTTACCTTCACCACACTGCCGGAGGTCCGAAAGCATCCTCGGTTTGGAATTGGTGGAAAAATGATAAGGGTAGAATTGCTACTTGCATCGTTATTGATCATTCAGGAGAAATTACTCAAGGTTATTCATCCAAATACTGGGCCTATCATTTAGGATTAGGCAATAAGCATTTTGGAGTTATGAATTTACCCTACAAAAATCTAGACAAGATTTCAATCGGAGTTGAGATTTGTAACTGGGGTCAGTTAACAGAAAAGAACGGTAAGTTTTACACTTACGTTAATTCAGAAGTTCCTCAAGATCAAGTTACAGAATTAGAAACACCTTATAAAGGATTCAAATACTACCACTCTTACACAGATGCCCAGATTGCTTCTACTAAGGAGCTTTTATTATTTTGGAACGATGCCTACGGTATTCCTTTGACTTACAATGAGGATATCTGGGGATTAACTCCAAGAGCATTCAAAGGAGAGAAAGGAGTATTCACTCACAATTCAGTAAGAAGAGATAAAGTGGATGTTTACCCACATCCTAAATTAGTAGAAATGTTAAAAGAAATTTCCAAATAATATGAAATCAACCTTAGCTTTAATCCTATCAGTATCAACAGTTGCGGCTTTTCTATGTAGTTATTTTCTACAATTAACAATGGACAATGCCGAGCAGTATCTTGCGATTATAGCTCTGGTCTTCACTGACGGTTTCTTTGGCGTTATCGCTGGAACAAAAAGAGAAGGTTTCAAAACTTACAAAGCATTAAAAGTAATCAAGACTGCCATTTACTGGACTATCCTAATAACATTAATACTTATGATTGAGAAAGGCTTCCCAGGCACGGGCTGGCTTTCAGAAACAGTTACGGTACCCTTTATAGTTTTTCAATTAATCTCAGTTTTAAAAAATGCTTCAATGGCCGGTTTCTTAAACCAAAAGGAAGTAAATTATGTTCTAGATAAAATCGATAAGCATAAAGGTATACGTAAATGAAATTATCTAAAATAGGAAAAGTTGCATTAGGGATTGCTGTTTTAATAATGGTAATCTTTTTTGCTGTTCAAACGTCTTTAGTTTTTAAATTTTACGAACCTTCCTATAAATTTGTTATGTTTGGATGGGTGAGTGTAATTACATTCATGCCTTTCTTTTTTATAGTCTTAGTTGAGATGATCCGAAAGGTGAAATACAAATTTCAGGCTATTGACGATACTCTACAGGCTCTTAATTCATCTAATGCTGTTGTGGAATTAGATATGCAAGGGAATATCATATCTGCTAATCCAATTTTCTGTACACTTACCGGGTATACTAGATCCGAATTAGTAAATATGAATCATAAGCAGTTAATTGATCCTAAGAC